GCTGAAGTTTGAAATCCCGGAGTCCGTGGACATGAGCAAGTTTGTGAGCAAAGACACGTTCGACAAGAAAGCGTCTGAAGCGGCGGCTCTGTCCAAGCAGTTGAAGGACAAGATGTCCGAAGACGAACGCTCCGCTGCCGAGAAGGCAGAGAGCGATAAGAAGATCCTTGAGGAACTGGAAGGTCTTCGCAGGGACAAGACCATTGCAAACTACACTTCACAGTATCTCAGCATGGGTTATGCAAAAGAGCTTGCCGAGGAGACCGCCAAGGCGATGGCCGACGGTGACATGGAGAAGGTGTTTGCCAACGGTCTGAAGCACCGCGAAGTGATGGAAAAGGAAATCAAGGAAAAACTGATGAACGGCACACCGAAGCCGGGAGGCTCTGGCGGAAGCGGCGCTGACAAGGCAGACTCCGCAGTCGAAAAAGCAAAAGAGCTTGCCAAGGCCAAGAACGGCGGTGGCAAGCAGTTTGATGACATTATGAAGAACTACATTAAGTAAAGGAGAAATGCATCATGAAAATGAAGCAGACCACGGCTGCCGGAACCGTAGAAATTCTGGCATCCAAGGATTTTCAGGCGATTCCCATTGAAGTTGCAACCCCCGGCAGCGGCACGGTTGTCAAGGCCGGTACTCCGCTGACTTCTGCTGGAGAGTCCACCACCGGTTCCGGTGCGGTCGGCATCCTGCTGTATGACGTGGACACCGCTGCCAACCCGAACGGCGCGATTGTCGTTCAGGGCATCATCGACAGCACCAAGGCGCAGGCGCACTCCGGTGTCACCTATGTCTCGGCCCTGTATTCCGCGCTCCCCGGCATCGTGTTCAGAACGAACATCGGTGTGAATTCGTAAAGAAGGAGGAAAACAGAAATGCTGCTTAACGAACTTTTGAACCCCAAAGCCATTGCGGCTCACTGGGATGAAGTCTACAGCAACCAGATCCCCTATGTCGGGACTGCGTTCTTCCCCGCCGCCAAGAAAGCGGGCCTCGACCTCGCATGGCTGCGCGGCAACAAAGGTCTTCCTATTTCCCTGATGCCCAGCGCCTTTGACGCGAAGGCCACCTTCCGTGACCGCATCGGCGTCAAGAAACTGGAGACCGAGATGCCTTTCTTCCGTGAGGGCTTCAAGATCAAGGAGAAGGATCGTCAGGAAATCCTGCGTATTCAGGACATGAACGACCCCTATCTGGACCAGGTTCTTGCCAATATCTTCAACGATTCTGACGAACTGATCGCCGGTGCAAACGTCGTGCCGGAGCGCATGATCATGCAGCTTCTGTTCCCGACGGACGGTCAGCCGAAGATCGTCATTCAGGCGAACGGTGTTGATTATTCCTATAACTATGACCCGGACGGCAGCTGGTACAACAACGGCTCCGGCGGCAACTACTTTGCCCTGACCGGTACTGCCCTCTGGACTGCCAGTTCCACGGCTGACCCGATGGCGGACATCAAGACCGTCAAAGACGCGATCCGCGCCAAGACCGGCACGGAGCTTGTCACGCTGGTCATGAACAGCTACACCTTCAATCTGCTCGGCAAGTGCGACGCGGTGAAGGATCGCTTCCTGACCACCATCGGCAAGACCGTCGGCTATCTGACCGACGCCGACGTTCGCGGTGTGTTTGCCGAGACCAACAGCGTGCAGTTTGTCGTCTATGACAAGCAGTACAAGGATGAGAGCGGTGTTGCTCATAGCTTCGTTCCCGACGGATTCGTCGCCTTCCTGCCGAATGGGCCTGTTGGCTCCACTTGGTACGGAACGACTCCGGAGGAAGCCGACCTTCGCGGCGGCGCAAGCAAGGCACAGGTTGCCATCGTCAACACCGGCGTGGCCATCACGCAGATCCTTGACGAGCATCCGGTGAACCTGAACACCTTCGCTTCCGAAATCGTTCTTCCGTCCTACGAGCGCATGAATGAGGTGGCCCTCCTGAAGGTGGTAAACCCTTAACGGGTGTTACCGTTGCAGCCGAGGACGGTAGCACCAAAGTCTTTAACGTGGATGTCAGCGACCTTCAGGACGATGACGTCACCGTTACCGGCAACAAGATCACTGGTACGCTGAAGTACATGGATGATGACAACGCAATCACCCAGGTTTGGGGTGACGGCAACTTCCTCACGCTGAAGTTCAGCGACATTGACGAGAGAGCGACCAGTGTGAAAGTCGGGCTTGATCCCAGCGCGGGCAGCGGCCTTGCCGAACTGATCAACGACCCGGATAAGAACGGAATCTTCAAGATCAGCAATAAGTTTGCTCAGAAGCTTGTCGTGATTACCAGTGACGGAAAGACCAGCACCGAGCAGCGCTTTGACCTGACGGGGCTGACCTTGGAGGATAGCTGATATGAAAGTCAGAGCAAAGCACTGGCTCAAGTATGACGGCGTATGGCATAAGGGTGGGGAAACTTTTGAAATCCCCACCACCGATGCCAAGGAACTGGAAGGCATGATCGAAATCGCGGAAACGCCGGTTCTGGAACCTGAACTGAAAGTGGAAGCGGAAGAGACTGCCGAAGCGCCCAAGAAGCGCGGCAGAAAGCCGAAGACGGGCGAATAAAGAAGGAGGCGGGAAGATGGACATTCTGAAGCGTTTAAAACTGAGAACGGGAGAAACCGATGAAAATCTTTTGAACGATCTGATGGAAACGGCAAGGAATGCGATTCTCTCCCGCCGCTTTCCTTATGGGGACTGGCCGGAAGAGGTAGAACCGCGTTATGAGGACCTTCAGTTGCGTATCGCGCTTGATCTGTACAATAAGCAGGGCGCGGAAGGCGAAAAGGTTCACAACGAGAACGGGATCAGCCGGACTTTTGAAAGCTCGTGGGTTTCCGCGCAGCTTCTGTCGGAGGTGACTCCCTACGCGGGGACGGTGAGTTGAATGCGCTGCCTGAAGCGGAACATGAAGACGTTCTGGTATTGCCTGTATGAGTCCTCGGAAGACATTGAGGATGAATACGGCAATATCACCGGCGAAAAGGTTGCGCATTATGCGCCAGCCGTTTCCATGACGGCCAACATCTCCGCCGCCACCGGTCAGGCGCAGACGGAACTGTTCGGCAATCTGGACAGTTACGACAAAGTGATTGTCACGGATAATCTGAACTGCCCGATTGACGAGCATACCGTTCTTTTCATCGACAAGGAACCGGAGTACGACGAAGAGGAAACGGAGGAAACAGTGGAAGGCGATGCGCTGTACGGCGACCAGACCGTAACGAAGGTCATCAGACGACCCAAATACGATTACATCGTCAAGCGGGTAGCCAAGAGTCTGAACAGCATTTCCATCGCAGTTCGGAAGGTGGATGTCGGATGAAGATCAGCTTTGACGCTTTCAGCGCGTCCAGTATTGACGAGGCGATCAAGAAATTGGAAGCCTACGGAAACACACTGGACGGAAAGGCGCAGGAGCTGTCGAAAATGCTGGCGGACCTCGGTTATGAGGCGGCTTTTCAGATTATGGGAGAGCATGTCTACACCGGCGAGACGATCAGCAGTCTTCAGGTACAGGAAATTGACCCGAATCACTATCTGCTGCTGGCCGGTTCCACGGCGCTTCTGTTTTTTGAATTCGGAGCCGGTGTCATAGGCGGCGGGCATCCGAAAGCAGACGAGATGGGGATGGGGTCGGGGACTTACCCCGGACAGACCCATGCGTTTGACCCGAACGGGTGGTGGTTTCCGACGGACGATCAAAATCTCATTATCCGTACTGACAAAAACGGTCAGGGATGGGGTCATTCCAGAGGAAATCAGCCATATATGCCGTTTTACAACGCGAGTCAGCAAATCCGCGCTGATCTGCTGAAGTGTGCGCAGGAGGTGTTTCATACCGATGATTGATATCGAAAACGATGTTTTTGACTATGTGGCAAAAGCACTTCGGTCTGCGCACAGAGGCGTGAATGTCAGTGGGGAATACACGGAGGAACCGGCGTCGTTTCCTGCGGTCACGCTGGTAGAGGCGGATAACCGCATTGTGGCAAGCCGTCGGAGCAGCGACAAGATGGAAAACGCGGTCACGGTCATGTATCAGTTGAACGTCTATTCCAACAAGACCAAAGGAAAAAAGGCGGAGGCAAAGGCCATCGCCGATACGGCGGATGCGGCTCTGGCTTCCATTGGCTTTCTGCGGACTTTCCGTGAACAAGTTCCCAATCTGAAAGATTCAACCATTTACCGGATTGTCTGCCGGTACAGCGGGACAGTGATCCCGAACGATGACGGCAGATACTACATACACTCAGCACAATAAATTTGAAAAGGAGAGATACCTATGAGCGCTGAAATTCGTCTCATTGTAGCGGGAAGTTCTCTGACCTATGCCGTGGAAAGCTCTGCCGGTGTCAGACCGACATCGGGCTATGTCATGGTTCCCGAAGTCACGAATATTCCCGCTCTTGCTTCTTCTGACTATGACCGCGTGGATATGACCCCGGTTGACGAGGAAGTGCAGCATATCGAAATCACCGGTCTGCGTCAGGCCCCCGGCACTCTGAACTTTGAGGCCAACCTGTCCGACACGCTCCTGAGCTTTTGGAACGGAACGCTGGTTCCCGCTTATAAAGCGGCAGTTGCCACCGGAAAGCGGATGTGGTTCTGCGTGATTATCAAGGGCATGGATCAGGGCTATTTCTTTACCGCAGAGCCGAAGGTGCTTGCGCCGAACGGCGGCGGTGCGGCGGACGGCTGGAAATGCAATCTGCCAATTACGATGACCAATACGCCTGACTGGTTTGCCAGACCTACCGTGTCCGGGACCAAGGACACCAATCTGGCCGCGCTGATGGTCGGAACCAACATCCTGACTCCGTTCTTCAGCCCGTATGTTACGAGCTATGAAGCGGAAACCGAAAACGCAACCGATCAGATTGTTGCTGTCCCGGAGGATAACTCGGCCACTGTTGCTGTTACCAGCGATGATGCGACCATTTCGGAAGGCGTTGCGACGTGGGCGACCGGCGAGAACGTCGTTGTTGTCACCGTTACAAATGACGACCAGACCAAGGTTTATACCCTGACGGTCACGAAGTCCTGAGAAGGCTGAGAAAGAGCCGGTTCCTCGCGTTCCGGCTCTCTTTTTCCTAAAAAATCTGAAAATAAAAGGAGAATAAAAAACAATGACAGACGAAAGAATTCCGGCGATCAAATTTACGGATAATGACACGAAAGAAACCTATGAATTGGATTTTAACCGGGAAAGCCTGAAATTTATGGCGGACCGCGGGTTTGCCATTGACGATCATTTCGGTGATCACATCGCTGTCAGGGGTGAGGAATTCTGGTTCTACGCTTTTCGGGCGAATCACAGGAAGCTTGCCCGGAACCAGACGGACAGCCTGTATAAGAAGATGGGAGGTCTGTCTCCGAAAGTGATTGAACGTCTGATCGAACTGTATTATCAGGCGCTGAATTCCAACAGCATCGTTCAGGATGACGAAGATTTGGAAGCAAACCCTCATGTGACGGTGGAGTTGTAAGCGAAGAAAGAATAACTCCACGGTCGATTTCAGAGAGATTGAAACGCGATTGCCCCTATTTTATGGCAATCGGTATGACATATGAGCAGTATTGGTACGGCGATCCGCTGATGGCGCAGGACTTTTTTGAGGCAGATCGCCTTCGGAAGAAACGGGAAGACGAACTGGCGTGGTGGCAGGGACTGTATGTTCAAAAAGCTCTGCTGAGTACGGTCGGAAACCTGTTTCTTGAAGAAGGGGCGGACCCGAATATGTACCCGCAAAGCCCGTTGCTGGAAGAGATGAGCAAAGAACGGGAAGCAGAGCGGAAAGCCAAGGAAGAGGAACGCGAACGGCTGAAGCTGGTGGCGTATCTCAATCAGGTGATGATGACGAGAAGACAACGGGAAGGGTGATGTACCGTGGCAGACAATGCAGGAAGAATTGACAGTCTGAGCATCGAAATCGGTGCGTCGTCTGATAAAGCGGTCAAAGATATCGAAAAGGTAATCAATGCGCTGAAGCGGCTGAAAACAGTGGAGGCGGATGCGAAAAAAGGGGCAGGAAACGGCGCGTCGGAAAAAGTAAGCGAAGCAGCGCTTTCGGCTATGTCGAAAATTGATTTGCTGCGGCTGAAGCTGAAAGAGATGCAGAAGGAACTGTCCAGAAAAATGTCTCTTGGGAAAATTGATACCAAGAGTGCGGCAGATGCCATGCTGAAAATCAAGAACCTTCAGGATGAAATCAACCGAAAATCCGTAGCGCCAAAATTCGATGACAGCGTTTCGCTTGGTGATGTCTTTAAGAACATGGCAAGGGATATCAGTCAAGCAAACAAACAATTGAATATATTTTCAAGCTTGCTGCACGGCGCTGCCAGTGTTGCAAAAACGCTTGTGACAGCCATTGTGAACATCGTCAAAAACGTCGCAAAAATCGGATTCAACATGATCAAAAGCGCGATCACAGGCATTGTGAATGTTGTGAAGACGCTTGGAAAACTGGTTGGCGATATTGCAAAACGGGTTCCGGGAATGATTTCTAATCTTATCGGTCTGAAGAAAATTGCCGGATATGTGGAAAGCATCAAGCAAGGCATTAATGCGCTTTCACGAATTGCGGTTTACCGTATTGCGCGGACGGCGATCAAAGAAGTAACGGAAGCGTTCAAAGAAGGTTCGGAACGTGCGTACTTCTATGCCAAGCAGTACGGAATCGCAACAAAGTACATTGCGGATTCTCTGGACACGCTTTCCAGCGGCAGTTTCAAGATGTCGAACCAGTTGGGCGCGGCATGGGCGACGTTTCTGTCCGTTATTCAGCCGGTGCTGATTCAGGTGATCAATCTGGCAACGGCGGCTGCGGAAGCGGTTACGAGACTGTTTGCTCTGTTTGGCGGTGCTGGAACTTATCTGAAAGCCAAGGACTACACCCATGCCTGGGCAGATGAAACCGAAAAGGGCGCAAAGGCTGCGAAAGAATGGCGCAATCAATTGCTTGGATTTGATGAGATCAACCGCTTGACAGAGCCTTCCAGCAGTTCCGGTGGAGCCGGGGACCTGTACAAAGACTATCAGAACATGTTTGAAGAGATGAAAATCTCCGGGGACTTTTATGATCAGGTCAAGACGGCGATTGAAAACGGAGATTGGTCAGGGCTTGGCAAGATTCTTGGCGATAAATTTAATGCGCTTGTGAATAATGCGGATTTTGCCGGGTTTGGAAAGAAGATCGGAGAGAAAGTCAGCGCGGCCATTGAAACCTCTTACAGCTTTTTGAAGGAAGCAAATTTCCGAAATCTTGGAAAGAAGATTGCTGAATTTCTCGACAATATGGGCGACGAGATCAATTTCAACACACTCGGAAGACTTGTGACACGGATTCGCACGGCGATTTGGGATGTGTTGTATGGCGCATTCACGAATCCGGGAAGCATGGCAAAGTTGGCATCGAATCTTTCCGATTATGTTCTCGGCACTATGCAGGAAATGGCAGATTGGCTTAGAAGTGTGGACCCGGTTGAGGTCGCAGATGCAATTCGGGATTTCTTCGGGAATATCAAGTATGGAGAAATCCGGGACACACTGAAAGACCTTCTTAAGACCGCTTGGGAAAAAGCCGTTGCGCTGAAGAATGAAATCTGGAACGACGAAACCAAAGAGAGAGTCAAGGAAGCGATTCGGACTTTCTTTGACGACATCAAATGGCGGGAAATCTGGTACAAGATCAGGGACAAACTCGGTTGGGTCTGGCAGCAGATAACCAGCAAGTTTGATGAAATCTGGCCACCGGAAGAACGGGATAAATTCAAGGAG